TACCTAAGACGGTAGCAGACAGGCTCTTCTGAATCAGATCATCAGAATTCGCCTGGTTTTCCCATGACGTAGGAGCCGCCCAGAACTTTTTGTACTTCAGCGTCTTCAGATTGACGATAGCAAACTGCAGCGCCTTCTTTTCTTCCGTGGTTTCATCGTCCATAATGAAATTCTCGATGACTTCCTGCCCCACGTCTTCTTCTTCATAAACAATGGAAGCACTGAGTTCGCCGGATTTGCTGACGATTCCACCGTTTGCCCAGTATTTGGTATCCTTGGTGTTTACGGTTTTTACCTCCAAGTTAATGTTGAGGCTGTTTTCAACAACACCGCCGACCAAACTCCATACAGGGTTTTGCTCAGAAGCGCCGATCCCGTAGTTTACAAACACAACTTCTTCTTTGCCGCTCAGGCCGATACTGCCCGGCGCTTCCGGGTAGTTTTCTTTTACAATAGTAGTTCCCATGTTTTCACCTCGCTAAATCTGATTTAATTTCATTACTAAATTCACGCTGCCGCTCTGCCAGTTCCCGTTATCTCCCCGGATCGCCGGATTTAACCGGTGCGGTCCGATGTTCATGGATATTATGGCGAACCCTTCCGGAGCCAGCAGCTTTTCAAGACTACTCCAGGTTGTTCCCCGGCATATAAAATTCATTAATTCATTCAGCTTCTGCGCCACAGTTTTGCGGCCGGGATAGCTGCTGTAGATTTCCAGCTGGATACTGTAATCCCATATAGTGGCCAGCTTATCGTTCTGATCCGCTTCCACCGCACCCAGGATTCCGTAACTGAAAGCGGCCTGATCCCGGAAATTGGCTTCAATTTCATCAATATCAGTATCGCCTTCATACCAGGTCAATCCGCACGCTTCATCCGTTTTCAATGTCTTATATAGCGCCATCGTGGCCGGATAAAGCGGTACATTTATCTGATTCATATGATTCCTCCACTGACATTGATGGCTGTTGCCGTAATCTGGATATACGGCGGCTTTTCTTCATCCAGCACCTCAATTTTGTTAATAATCCAGGTGTAACCCCCGTAAAGCAGGCGCCATTTCGCATTCATATCCGGATAAATCGACCGGATATCCCGCAATACAAAATAGCGCGTATCTGCTGTAACGAAATCACTTACAAACTGCTGCCGTGACTGATTCCTTTGCGTCACCTTTGCCGGAAAGCTCCGGAGCGTTGTGTACACAGGCGCCTGCAGGCCGCCCATATCATCCCTGACGGACGGTCCGGGCTTTTGTAATGTAATTCTGCGGTTTAATTCTCCCGGGTTGTGTTTCATTTTTTTATAGACCTCAAAATCTTACGCCATTTTGCAGCCGTTTCCGGATCAATCGTACCGACATAACCGGGCGTGCTGTGCCTGTGAGCAGTCAGCTTTTTATAGGATGGTGCTTTTCTCCCATACGCTGCCCTGTAAACGGGCAGAGCGATGTAAATTATGAACAGATCTTCCATCCGCTCATACCGGCGCTGGTACCCGTTTGTCAGCGCATCCAGTTCCCTGACAGTGCAGCCGGCAAACTGATCCGGCGTCAGATGCAGTTCGCCCAGGGCAAAAACTTCCAGGAACTCAATCAGCTTTGTGGCGTTTCGGAAGCTGCGCCCCGGTCTTGTTCCTCTGCCGCCGCCGGAGCTATCAGAGCGGCTGTCGGTTTTTTTGACGTATCGCCCATGATCCCGCTCTTTTGGACAGCATCAAGTCCCATCTGAAAAACAGGCAAAACGCCATGCTTATCAAGTGCGTCATAATACAGATCTTCAATCATTCCTTCACGGCCTTCCAGTTCCGGCTGGCCGCCAATCATCCCATATTTGAAAATCACATACATATCGGACAGATTCGGCGGCAAGCCGTTCATCCCTTGAGCCACGGTGATTAAAAGATTGTTCTGAAAGAGTTCCCGCTCTGCCCGAACCACGCTTTTCATGGGATAACACAACTTATAATTTTTCCCGTTAATCTCAATATCAACGGTTTTATCAAGTACCATTGCCTTGTTCCTCCTGTTCTTGCTGCTCCTGCTGATTCTGTTCCGGAGGATCCTCCGGTTCAGGTTCAGGCTCTGGCTCCGGTTCAGGTTCCGGGTCCGGAGTCGGTTCCGGCGCCGGAGAGAGCAGAGCATATTCGCAGCTGTATTTGAAATGGGCAATCAGCATGTCAGTCGCAAACGGGATATGGTTTTGCTGCTGCCCATCCACAGCCCCGCGCCTGTCATACCAATGCTCCACCAGCTGGCAAACGCAGATCTGGAACAGTTCGGTGTCTTCAATGGCAGCAGGAGCGCTGCTGCCATCTCCGACATAGGCATTTTTACCGGATTGCTCTTTTATGAGATTTATCGCCGCAGCAATCAGGCCTTGCAGCATCTGATCGTCTTCCGTCGTATCAATCCGACAATATTGTTTTACTTTTGCCAGCATACTCACTTTTAATCACCTACCGTGACAATGTAGGTAAGTTCATCCTCGCCGTCTTCCAACTGTACCTTGAATGTTTTTTCACCATTGGCCAGACCGCCCAGATATTCATCATCAATGGTGATACTGTGCGCGCCTTCCGCAATGGTGTAGTTATCGGGATTTACATTAGTGCCGCCAATTTTCAGCCCGGTAATTTCAGCATCTGCCACCGTAATGGTGATATCTGCCGGATCTGCCTTGCTGAAGCTGGCGCTGCCGCTTCCGCTCACCTCAATAACCAGCACGTCATACGCAGTTGTGCCTTCCAGAACCTTAAATGCCTTGTCACCGTTGGACAGGGTCGCCAGGTATTCCTTCTTAACGGTAACGGTGTGGTTACTGTTGCTGATAGCATAAGCGCTGGCATCGACCGCCACGTCCTGATATTTCAGGCCGGTGATCTCCGCATCGGAAACGCTCATCGCCACATCGTCCGGATCAGACCGGTCGAACTCGTCTTCATGGGCGCCACTGATCACAACGTCCCACAGTACCGTGGTCGGTGTGGTTTCGCTGTCATCCAGGATGATGGCAAATTCTTTGGTGCCATTGGACATGGCCGCCAGGTAATCCTTGTCGATGGTGATGGAGCACTCATCTTCGGAGAGATCATAATAATCGGTGCTAACGGTCTCATCATTAAGTTTCAGCCCGTCAATCTCGTAACCGATCCCGACGGTAACGTCGGCAGCATCCGACCGGGCAAAATTGGAGCTGCCGTCCGGTACCTGTTCATCGGTCGGGATCACGCCGATTTTTTTAAGTAAGCAAATGCCTTCGTGGTAATCGGCTGGCCGTCAACCAGGCAATAGCCCATGTAATCGGTAGTACGGGACAACACATGATCTTCCTGATACATGGTGATGTCTTCGTTTACGTTGCAGGCGTAACCATCAGCCATATTGGCCAGCAGTACCGCATTGTCGGGCACCGCAGCTTCTTCTTTTACCGGGATACCGAAGATACGGCCTACGCCGCCCTGGGTAGCGTCCGGAATAAAGATAGGGCGTTTGTTATCGTCAAGGATGTTAGCCAGGCGGGTCCAGATGCAGGCTGCATTAGCATAGAACACCGCTTTGCCGGCATAACCGGATTTAATTTTGCTGCGCATAGCGGTCAGATCGCCATATTTGATTCCGTTACCTGCAGTGTAGGTCAGTACCTGCGGAGTATCGGACTCGGCTTCCAGTTTGGTAACAACGCCCAGCGGTTCCGGAATGTCGGTAGTGCCGTTGCCGATGCCGTCGCCGGAGATTAGGCCGGCAGCAAGGCTGTTCGCCATCTTTTCACCGATACGTTTGGCAACATAAGCCAAAAACTCGTCGATAGCCATTTTCTTTAATTTCCAGGATACTTCGATAGCTTTCGCCAATTCGCAGCCCTTCAGGGTGATCTTAGCATTTACCACCTTTTCAGCTGTGGTAGCGGTCGCTTCGTCATACCAGGCAGCGTCGTTGCCGGCGGTGGTTTCCACCAGGATGTCCAGGTCGCCAGGAACAAACGTCTTAACCGTATCAGCGATTACCGGATGCAGGTCTTCCATCACACCCCAGATACCCTGTTTCATGGTAGCGGGAACCACGACATAGTTTTCCTTGACGGTGGAAGTGGCGTTCCTGGCTTCAAAAATGCCCTGCTCAGCTGCGGACATTTTCGCTCCCATCAGGAAATGAGCAAAGGCAGTCTTGTACAGATCTTCTTCGCTCGCTTTTTTGTCGGCTACCGGTGCGATCGGCGCCGCGTTCAGCACAGCAGGAACAACCGGCGCTGCCGGCACTGCGCTGCCGCTCAGTGCGTTCAGATTAGCCTGAGCAGTGGCCAGTTTCTGGAATTTTTCATCCAGGGCCATCACTTCTTTGTTTACCGCCTCTGCTTTTTCTGCATCGCCGGCATCGATTGCTGCTTTCATTTCTGCCAGCAGCTGTGCACGTTTTGCTTCGTACTCTTTTTTACCCATGGTTTTCTCCTTTCAAAGATAAATAATTTAATTTCTGCCGGAGCAGATTTAAAGCAGCAGTTTCCTGTTGCTCTTTGACAATTTTTTCAGCCTTTAAGGCTTCCTTCATTTTTACCACCTGCGTGGTAGTAAGCATTACCACGACCGTAGTATCTGTAACGGCCGACAAATCCACGCCGGTTATTGCAGCTGCAGGTTGTTCTTCTTGCTGAAATAAGATTTCGTCCGCAAACTTTTTTTCGACAGCTTCTTCCGCGCCCAGCCAGGTTGTTACATCCATCAGCTTCAGCACTTCTTCCTTACTCAGCCCGGTTTTATCTACATATGCATTCGCAATCGAATCATCCAGCTTTGCCAGATCGTCAGCGGTTTTATACATATCGTTTTTGTCGCCTTCGGTCCATGAGTGCGTCCGATGGATCATCATCTGGGACACCGGAGACATTTTTACGGTATCTGCCGCGCAGACAATCAAAGAAGCGGCCGATGCTGCAATACTTAAAACAATTGCTGTAATCTTCCCGGAATACATTTTTAATCGGTTATACATTTCCATTCCGGCAAACACATAACCGCCAGGCGAATTGACCTCAAGCACAATATCTGCCCCACCAGCCTCTTCCAAAAATGCTTCAAGCTTTCCGGGCGACGTTGCTTCCCAGCCAATCCAGTCATATAACTCCTGGTAATCAGTCGGAATTATAGCGCCTTTAATTGCAAATTTTTTCGGTGGCATTACTCTTTACCTCCTTCCTTTACAACTTCTGTATCCAGCCGCCGGATCGGTTTGTTACCGCCCTCAATCGCAGACAGGTTCATAATCTGCCGCCATTCATTTGGCGTCAATGCACCACGGTCCACCATCTGCACCAGGTTCAGCTTGCTCTGCATGCTGGCGTATTGCAGGCTGGTGCTGTCGAACACAATCCTGTTGCCGCGGTTCCGCTCCCACCGGCTGAAAATCTTACGGGTAAACTCTTCTCCCAAAGCCTGGGCAAACGGTTCTACAACACTTTCGTAATAAGAGTTCCACTCGTTTTCATCGTAGGTACTGCTCATTATTTTGTCGTTGGTGCCGAAGTAGGCCATCAGGCGCTGCTTCACCTTATCCATGATCATGGCATTCGGCACATAATCATGCGGGTCAATCTGCGTTGCTTCCGCATCTGCCCCTGTAGCTGCTACGCCCACGCCGCCATCTTCCGATTCTTCCGTCCTCAAAAAGCTCTCAGCGAATTCTTTGGCCCGGGCCTTCAGATCTTCCTTCTTCATGCCGCGCGTATACTTAAGTAGCCACTTGATAATATTGCCATTTTTCACCGCTGAGATAATGGACTTATCAATGGTACCAGATACTTCCATCAGCATAGCCAGCGCCTCTTGATTTGGTACACCAAACAGCTCATTGCCGCCCACATCCCGGGGAATGTGAATCAGATCTTCATAACTGATTACCGCCTGACGGCCGCTTGTTAAGTTAAACCGTATATACAGTCTCCGCTGCTCATCATACAGCGCCTCCGCGCTCAGCCATTCCAGAGGATACAGCCCGATGGCGAACCCGTTACCGTCCCGGACGATGAACGCAAACGCATTGTTTTTCAGCATGTACTGCCAGGCCAGTCGCTGCCGGAGCATAGTGCCGGTCAGCGCCGGGTTCGGTTCCTCCAGCAGAATCCGAATATACGGTTCCGGATTGATTTTCACGTCCGGATTCCCGTCTTTATCAGTCACGTCCCGCACATGCTTTGGTTCCAATTTCCCCGCCGCCATAGCAAACGGTCTTACCATAGCCCGGACATCACCATTATTGAACAGTTCGCCGTTCCAGCTGTATACAGCATTACCGTTTTCCCTCATGATCTTGACCACCGTCTCGGTCGGATTGCGGTCCTTTATCATGTTCTTAATTCGTGTAAATAATCCCATTGTTTATGCCCCTTCGCTCTCAATATTCACGTCGGACAAATACTCTTCTTCATGTTTTTTATATATAACGTAGGCATTCAGCAGCGCAGCCGCGCCGTCGATACGTGCCCGCGGATTTTTTCCTTTACAGGGCTGGATGTTCCCGTTTTTATCTGTTTCAACATTCATATTTGACAGGCACCATTTCAAAATCGGATGATTTTGATATACAACCCGTTTGGCTGCCAAATCGGCCTTCAGCTCTTTCAGTGGAATGGATAATGTCTGTTTCCCCTGCCGGACTGCTTCCATCGCGTTCGGCCCGAAGCTGGCCTGCATATCCTCCACCCAGTACGCTGCCGCCCAGGCATCGTACCCGATCCACGTAATATAAGTATCCGTTTCCTCCGAAATTTCCATAAACCACTGCGTAACATATTTCGGATGTAGCTTGTTGCCCGGTGTCGTTCGCAGCAGGCCCTGCTGTTTCCAGATATCATAGGGAACTTTGTCCTCTTTCACGCGGATCTCAAGTAAGTCTTCCGGCATCCAGAACATGCAGCGCACATATATTTTCCGGTCGCCCGGCATTTGAAACAGGATAACGGCCGCCGTCAAGTCGGTTGTTTCACTCAGGTCTGCGCCGCCGATAGCGTACCGCGGCCGCAACTGGCCTGTATCAAAAACAGCTGTATTCAGAATATCCTCATAAGTCATGTACGAATCTGCGCCGGTTTCCCTTATATTGAAATCCTTGCAAACCAGATTTTTAACCTTGAGGCTGTCAAGCTGTGCGGCCTTTACCTTGTCCGCCAATACCGCAGCTGATTTAATGGTACCCAGGCCGGGATTTGCTTTGATCCAGGCATCCGGCTGAGTCCATTCGCTACGTTTATCCAGCTCATAAATCAGCGGAAGGATCCTGTCGTTTATGCACTCACCGGTATAGCTGTCGATGATCCTCTCCGTTTCCTCATATTTGATGTCGAAAATACCATCCCGAACCGTGCCGGCCGTCGTGGTGATCAAAATCAACGGCTGACGTCTGGCACTTATGCCGTCCACGATAACGTCATACAGGTTGGTATCTTTCCAGGCATGCAGCTCATCCATCAAAGCGCCGTGAACATTCAGGCCGTCAAGTGTATCGCTGTCGTTTCCCAGCGGCTGGAATGTGCTGTCATTAAACTCGCTGCGCATTTCCGCCACCCTGGGCTTTATCAGCCGGAGCAGTTCCGGCGATTTTTTGACCATCTTGACGGCTTCCGCCCAGATAATCCGAGCCTGGTCACGCTTCGTGGCCACGGCATAAATCTCCGCGCCCGGTTCCTGATCGGCGACCATCAAATAAATGCCGATAGCAGATCCAAGGGTTGACTTACCATTTTTACGGGCCACCATCAGGATGACTTCCCGGAACCGGCGCAAACCCGTTTGCTTATCCACAAAGCCAAACATGGCCGCCACCATGGCCTTCTGCCATAATTCCAGCTTCACCTGCTGCCCGCCATACTGGCCTTTGGATTGCCGGCAGAACGTTTCTATGAAAAGAATAGCGTGCTCTGCTTTTCGCCCGTTGTATGTCCACGGGCTTTTCGGATCCTTCATGTCGGCAACCAGTTTCTGATAAACCGCGTAAATTTTTTTGCAGACAGTGGTGCCGTTATTCATGGCCAGCCAGTATTCATATACCGGATTTTTATCTTGCATTAATAAATGCTTCTAACGGATCCACGTCTTTAGTACCGCGGTTTTCTTTTTTGGCGTGGTCCCTATCGTGCCGGATCATGTCTTCAATCTGCTCCATCAACGTGGAATAAATTTTCAGCAGATCCATGTACGCCTTCAGGTTCGGGTTGATCCTTTGGATAATCTGGCTGCCGTTTTCAAAATCAACAACCAGACCTTCTTCATCCAGTTTGGCTTCCGTGGCTTCCAGCTTGCTGTTAATATAAGCAGCCCTGGCCAGCAGCTTGCTGACCAAAATTTTCTGGCTTTCCGGAAGGTCCTTGTATATCTTTTGCAGTCGCCGGATCTCGCTCTTTTGGCGACGTGTGAAAATTTCAGTGTCCATGCCGTTTTCGGGCTTTTTTTCGATGGTTTTCGCAGGTTTCGATGCAGTCTTCTTTGAAACAGGCTTCTTTCCGCTTGTTTTCTGGGTTTTATCCCTCTCTGCCATCAATACCCCCCCTATCTCCAAAAATGACCCGCGTGTTCATCGGAGG